GGCTTGTGGTGTTTGGCTATGCGAGCTATCTCAAAAAACATAGTTCCCCTAGTATCTTCAAACCCTGCTCGGTTACCAGCTATAGAAAATGCTTGGCATGGAAACCCTGCACACAATACATCGTGTGGAGGTATATCGCTAGCATCTATTTTAGTAATATCTCCTGATGGAACTTCGCCAAAATTATCTTTATAGGTCTGCTGAGCATATTTATCCCACTCACTAGAAAACACACATGTACCCCCTACGCTTTCCATGGCTAGCCTAAAGCCACCAATACCAGCAAACAAATCTATAAATTTCATACTCCCCTTAACAATTAGATTTATCAAGATAACGAACTAATAACGTACAAACAATGCCAAGTACTGCCGTTGTTGCACTACCAGCGTAGGCTTTTGTTTTAGGTACAGCCTCTTGAAGCTGCTCTTCTTTCTGTGAGTTTTGCCTTTGCAGCTGCTCTAATGCAGTAGTCATCGCATTTAGAACAAGCGTGGACATACCAGGCTCTACAACATCAGAGCTTATCTGTTGCTCTATTTGCTCTACTGCTGGGTCATGTGCTGGACTACTTTGCTTAAACGCCGCAATAGCTTTAGATACAATTTGTTTTTTGGCTATAGGTGGTAATGGTGAACAGCTTTTTTGAAACAGATCAGGTGCAGGCAGGTTTTTGTAAAACTCTGGGTGTTGTTGTGCGTATGCTATTTGTTTTTGCATCAAGTCATTAATGTCAATTCTAGCTTCTCCAGCATGCAATATTTGTATAACTGTAGCAGCTTTTAATACACGCATTAGAAACATATAAACCCCTAGCACTTAAAAAAACTGTCTCTAATTTACTATATCTAACATATTATTACAGTGTTTTTACAATGCTAGGGATGCTTGGCACCCTAGCGGGGAATCGAACCCACGATTGCTGCCGTGAAAGGGCAATGTCCTTACCAATTAGACGACTAGGGCGTAATTTATTTACGTTTCTTTTTAGATACGCTTATGGCTATGGCAATCGCTTGTTTAGGCTTCTTGACAACTGGGCCACCTTTTCCAGAGTGTAACTCACCTTTTTTAAACTCGTCCATAACCTTAGCAATCTTCATCTTACTCTTAGACTTGCCGCTTGCTTTCTTCTTGGACATTTTCTTCATCATTTTTGAGTCTTCGGCTTTTTTCATAGACAATTTTTTAATCATCTTTGAATCTTCTTTGGCCTCACGCTCAAACATAGCTTTGTCATCTTTAAGATGCTTTATCATGTTTTTCATAGCTCACCTGTAATTTCATCGTTAGGCAAAATTAGTTTTTCTGCAAACCTACTAGCATTAAAGGTTTGATGGATAGCTTTTTCTGGTAGATTACTTATAGACATTTGATCTTCAAAGATCATTCTGCTATCTACCTTCTCTTGCTTACGTGGGTTTAGTTGATACGCCGACCCTATAGCCTGATAAAAGGCATCTTGCATATGTGATTTTTTTTTCATAATCATGTTCCTAAAAACAGGGAGCTGGTTAGCCCCCTGCAATATTATTTAGCTCTAGCAGTATCTTGATAATCAATCAATTTATCACGCTTCTTTTGCTTGCGTGTTTGCTTGCTCGTCAAGTTACTTGGTTTACCTAAAATGTTATAAGCAATTTTAGTCGCCTTACTGTTTTGTCTTGGTGCTTGAGCCATAATAAAACCTAGTATTTTTCTGGGTAAGGCATGCCTGACTTACGTTTACCACCCATAACATCATCACGTACTTGTACATCAATACCCTTGATGTCATCATTCAAGTTGTATGAATCGTAAGCACAAGCTGGATATGCTTTCATGATTACGTTTTGTGGAAGGTTGGCGATAGCTGATTTGTCTTCAGAGATCATACCTGCATCTCTTGACTCCATCTCACGGCGTGATGTTTTGCCGCTGTAAAGATCTCTTGACTCCATGGACTTCATGCCATTGCCGTTACCGTTATGATATCTTTTTGCCATTATTGGACTCCTAAGAAATTGCTCTCTTGAGCAAGGTTTGCGCCTCTATCTTCAGAGGTTTTAATCATATTACTTGACTCTGTATCTTTTAAAAGCTTCTGCAAACTTAAAAGTCTTTCGAGTTGCATCAAGTCTATATTGTCTAGCTCTTTTAATGCTTTAACAAAGTTGAGTAAACCTTGTTGCTCGTCCTTTGAAGCCTCAGCCACACGCTCTTGAGCCTGTGCAAAGTTTTCTTGGATACGTGACTGTCTCTCAGCTCCAAGCTGTAAGTTAGCTTGTGCTTGTGAATCTGCCAACCTGACTTGAGCCGCTTGGAACTCTGCCGCTGATTGTGTTTGAGCTTGCTGCGCTTGGCTTGTCGCCTCTTGTTGTCTAACAGTGTTCTCAATAATCTTGTTTTTGTTCTGCACTGTAGCAGCTTCTAGTAAGTCAATATCACTAATAGGCACACCAGCTTGTCTTAACTGTAGCATTTGTGCAAACTGCATTTGTTTTTGGGTAGAGGTGTTCAAACCTTCTTCAACAGCAACATCGTAAGTACCAAAGTTCTTGTTATAAAACTCACGGGTCGGGTCTTCCTCAATAATACGTTTGATTTTGCCAGGCGTGTAGTTGAGCTGTATGAGGTCAATCATCTGTTTACCAAGCAGTTTTTGGCTCATGTCCAGCTGGTCAAATAACGTTTGCAATGTGGTAAGCCCTGCACCTTGCCTTAGCATGCTTAAAATACCTGCCTTATCGTCGTTTGCGGAGCCAAGCAGCTCTTCATTCACGCCGCTAATCTCTTGGATCTCACGGGCTAATATTTCGCTTAATTGAATCATGCTTGGTGGTATCTGTGGCGCTTCAATTTTTTGTACGTCTGACATTTGAGCATCACGCTTTAACGCTAAGCCTCGGCCTTGTCCAGTTAAAAAAACGTCAGCAGGGTTTACAAGGGCGCTTTCTTTGTATATAAAGCCGCTGTTTATTTGAGATTCTAAGATGTCCAGCTCGGCTACTTTGCGCCTATTATATAAAAATTGTGCATCCCTGAGACCACGGACTACGCCTTGGATTCTGTTAACATAGTCTGGCTGTTGTGGGTGGTAGTAACCTAAAACGGGTACAAATGGGTAATAGTCGCTACCAGTAGGGTTGTAGTCGTTGTAAAACACTTTACCCTGCACGACAATAGCTAACTTTACGCTTGGCACTTCTTGCTCAATAACGGTAACACTTGGATAGGTTTGCAAGAATAGTTTTAATGCATCTTCATCGTTAGACTTCCATTCAAAGGTTTCGCCTGTTTGCGTATCAACTAGCATCTTTTGATGTCTGAAGTCTCTGTAGTAAAACTGATCATAGGTCAACAAGTTCTTCATAGTGTAGTTATATGACTCAGGCATAAACTGAAACTTAGCATCTCTTGAGCCGCCATATGGGTTACCTATCATACCAGCTATTTCGTTAGCATGGTCAGGCAATAACGACAACACTTCTTTTTTGGTTAGATAGGTACGCTTCCAAATACCATTACAGTCGCTTAAATCGTGCTTTCTGAAAAACGGGTCTATTAAGAACTCATTGTAAGAGCAGTTGTTTACCTTAATCTGTCCTGCGATTGGGTCTTTGCGGTAATCAACGTATAGATGTAACAGATTCATGCCTGTAACTAATGCACCTTCAAACGCCTCTGAGATAGTCTCGAGTATGTTCTCTTGGCGACAATTCCACATTAAGACTTTGGTTAGTTGGTCTGCCGTCTGGTTGTCTGAACTCTCGACTGGCACGGCTATAATAGACTTTCTAGAGCGTCTTTGATGGCCAGAAATCATGTTAACTACACGCCTTATACGGTTAAAATTAAACGTTCTTCGGCGGTTAGCTGGTAGATTTCCGTATAATCCTAGGTCTCCATAAACAGATTGGTCGCCACTAAAGAAGCGGGTATCAATAGAACCCTCGCCCCAAAAGTTTTGATTAATTGTAATACTTTCGGCATAGAAAGCCTCCATGCGTTTGAGAATATCTTTATCGTC